TTTCACAACTAAATAATCAGCTAATGCTGATTAAACCATGGAGAAATGCGACTGCCGAACAAAGTTTACATCGGCAGTTCGTCCCTCCAAATCAGATACACCATAAAGGTGCATCTGTCCACTGACTCAGGTACATTTTAGCTTTCATGTACCTGCCCTTGTCGCGCGAGACTATTTGGTAATAGTCATCACTTTGCGCGCTGACGTGTCCAACTTGGCAATCACCATCAGTACGAGACTGAAGAAAAGCCAAGCACGCTTGTGGTCCATCAGGACGCCATTTCCGGCGTCGGTCCACAAGAACCTCGATTTTGTACACCTGTGTAGACTGACCAAGATTATTAGGCTTAGTCAAAGCAGGACGCACATCGTCGAAGCAACCAATTAAGGCACCATCACCTATACCGTCTGGAATCCGAGGATTCCGCCAGATAGCGGGAAGGAGCTCTCTACAGTAGTTCCAATGGTTAAAAAATCGACCATCGGAAAAACCCGGGGTGGGCCTTGCGGCCCATCGGCGGATACTATTAGCGTACCAAATGATACGTTCTGTGGAGGCTATTGGTTCTTTAACGTAGACAGGGGTGACGTCTACCCCCTTGAAGTAGTGCTTTCCGCACGACTCAAAGAAGTTCCCATCGATAAAAGTCTTTTCCGTATTGTGGTCGAAACCACAGTACTTCAAGATACCGATGAGAGCCGGTGCTAGGTTTCGACTTATGATAAGGTCGTCACCATAGACACCAAGCCGACGATCCGTCTCTCCGGACAACTGCTGCACACTGCGAGCGAGGGCCCAAAACAACAGGGACTCAAGTTCGAATGTAAAGCCATTGCCCATCGAAGAGATCTTCTCGAATGGATGCTCAATCCCTCCGGGAAGCATACCAACCTTTGACCGACAGCGAAGCATAGCTTCGTACCAATCAGGAGGCAGTAAACACCGACAGAGCTCAAGAGATATGCTATCACTAGCAGCTTTGAGATCAATCGTGGCCAAGTTCGTTGAGTGGGCAAGAGCGGCCAGACGCTGATTAAGCGTCTGATCGTTCAAATTAACTCCCACTCGGCGAAGCTTAAGGCGAATCAGTTTCCCGATTCCCTTCTGTATGAACATGTTCATACATGGCTCGATCGCAATAACGCGATCTGTTTTGGCATCTTTCGGAACAGTGGTAATCCTGCTTCCGCTGACCAGTGTGAACCAGTCAACGGGATTCTCTCCAAACTCTGCCCGAAGTGACGCAGCCCACAAGGGGATGCGCCGAACAGCGGCCATAGCTAGAGGGAGACAGGAAGCCGTCGTCTCGGGTTTGCCCGAGTATTTGTAGAAAGCATCACCCTTCTTCCGCGGGAGCCTTGTTGAGGCGCCCGAAGAAAATGAGAAGTATGCCTCCGCTGCATTCCAATCAAAGTCGCCAAGTAAGTCGGAAATGTTTTTCCGAGCCGTATGAAGATACGACTCAGCCGTGATACCATTGGAAGGTTTCACGAATTTCTTACTTAACCGGCGATTGGTCAGTTTGCAGCCTAGATCAGCACTTAGAAAGCCTGCAATGGCAACAGCTTCTTTGTCAACATCGAGTTTAAGCGATGTTGATTTTCGAAGCAGGTTGTAGGCACACCAATCTCTCCAAAACACGTCCGGGCACTCATATGTATGAGGGTCAATGGACATGCTTGTTAGGAAAGAATGGCGACCCTCTTCGACAGCCAAGGCTATAGAGGAGGACAAAGAAGTGTCCATTACCCGAAGGAGATGGACACCCAATTGTAGTGCTTGATCATCGATACGACGGTCATCGCCCCTACAAGGGCGAGCGTTTGTGTTAGCCATAGGATCATCCTAATGACAACTCGACCCACTGAGTGGATATCGAGGAGTACAGCGTGGTTGAGCCGCGTCGAAGGACGCGGTACTTTTCCGTCAGCCATTCTACTTACCAGTAGAACTCGAGATTGTCAACAACTGCTGCCGGCGAAGCGTTCATCAACAGGTTTGACGCGAGAACACGAATGTTCTTACGTTCCTGGGTCGATGAGCGTTCCGACAGTAACAGTGTAATCTCGGCTGAGTTGCTGTAATCCACAGACGTGACCGTTTTACCGGAGACATCAGTGGTGGTGATTACCTTAGGAACGACGAGTTTCATCGTTACACGATAAACACCAGCGCTGCCCTTCACGGGTTCGCGGTTACTCACGGTCAAGACTGGATAGCCGATAGGCACACCAGACAAGATCTCCTGAAAGCTAGCAATGTTGCCATTGATAGCCTTCGGGGAGAAGCTGTGAGAAACCGGGGTTGTAGCGCCATCAAAGATGGCGATAGGGGCATTACTCGGCATGGAATCATTCCGTGGGAGAGATAGGGCAAACTAGCGTTTGCCGAAAACCGATCGCAATAGAGCAAGTCCGTTAAGGGCATGCATCGTCGAGATCGGGCTCTTGTAGTACAGTTTCGGGACGGGCGATGTAGTATACACCGTCCGCTGCATACGGAAATAACTCTCCGTAGCAGAAGCTGCACAAGAGCTGGTTGCGAGCGCTGGTATAACACTAGTCACTCGTGTGCAACGTACGCTTCGAGAGCAGGACCCGCCAAGAAAGTCGAGTCCAGCAGCAGCATCAAGCGCCTCCAACCAATTACCGACGGGTACAACCCAGTCGATAAGAAAGCTAAAGGGCATCAACTCCCAGGCTATAGGCAATGGATTAACTAATCCGATGCTTGTCGCCTTGGTCAAAGCAGTACTATTTACGCGGTACCAAAGGTCGACTTTCGTCGTGGCCTTTACGGTGTCGAGGCACTCAAGCCTGTACAGGTTCCCCATCGAGGATTTGGAACCTGGCAACGCCGTGACGGTTTCGGTTTCGTAATGAATCCGTTTCTTCCCACTGAAGACGTATCCAATATCTGGATATTTCGTTCTGTGAGCCTCGTAGATGCCATAAATGTCATCTACAAGCGGAAGCCATCCGTACTGAAGTTCCAACCAATCGCTGGCAAATCCCTTCGACGTGCCGTGTAACGAGGCACGGTTACGGGATTTAGCGCCCTTGGTATATCCAAGAAGGCGCAGAGCATCGCTAGGTTTACCATGCTTCACAGCAATGGCAGCCTGAGCAAGTTTATGGAGACGATCAGCGATCATCACCACAGACTTTTTGCCTTCAGCGAGAAAGACAGCAGCATTAACCTTCATGTCCTTGACTTTAAGCAGTGCTTGAATTTCAGCACGAGACTTATCGTTTAAAGGAGGGAGATCCCAAGTACCAAGCGGCGGCGAATACATTGCTGAGGTATTACCCTCAATAATAGTAGTCGTTGTCGCGGGGTATGAATATGGGGTCTCATATCTGAAGTCACCATCGTAGCCCAAAGGCTTAAGATGGTCAATAACACTCCAGACAGTAGGTTTTCGGAAGCCGAGGATAGGTGGACTCTTTTGGGAGTCAGGCCGTTCCACGATATGAACATACGCATTACTGCGACTTAGATTAGTAGTAGACTTCACAGATCCGTCGGCATTTTTTACGGTCATCAGACCACTGCCGGGCAGATCTGAAGTGCTATTTCTAGTCATATGTTCAAGTCCGAATACTGAAGCTGTAGAACCACGTAAGTGGGGAAGCAGCACCAGCCCAAAG